CGCATCCAATCCAATAATAGTCACTGTACCACCATCATCACTTGCAGACGCACTTGTTACAGTCATGGTTAATGCTGAACCTGGATAAGTATAGGCTGTTGCATTTTCCCACATAGGAATAAAAGTATTTGTTGTTGACGCTTGCCAACCAAATATATTTCTAACAGAAGACCCTGATACATTGCCTTCAGAGACCATTTGTAAATAGTCAGGACAAGTAGAACAATTTACATTATTACAAGACACTAACAATCCCCTCCACTATTACCACCTTTGAACCATGCATATCGTTCACTGTCTTCTTTCAAATCTTGTAAGTATGTAGAATTTAATTGTTCAACAATCAAATTAATTGCTCTATTGATTTGTTTCTGGTTAGAAACATCATATTTTTCTTTTGGTTCCGGTATTCTTACTACTACTTTAGTCATTATCGTCTACCATCAGGTTGTATATCAATTTTGAAAGTGCCAAATCTCCAAGATTGACTAATACCATCATTTTCTATTTTAATATTAACAAACCTTCCTCTGGCTCTTGTATCTTTTTTATCAGTAGTTGGTGTAATTGTAAAGGGACTCAACGCAGTTGCAGTGCTAGATTGTTGAGGATATCTTTTTACTGCTAAAGTTACTTTTGCATTTCCTTGTAAATCTTTAAAATCAGGTATAAATCTTCTAATCGCTAAAAACACTTCTCCAGCTGTTCCTTCTGCTTGTAAATCAAAATCATATGATTTTACAAATGATGTAACAGTTGTAGTACTACCGTCAGGGTTCACTTGATCGGTACCTACTTCATGTTCAAAAAATACTGTTTGACCTAAACCTGATTCACCAATAATTACCGGGAAAGTTCCAGTATCTGAACTATTAAATTTAGTTGCAAAAGGTTTTGGATATACACTAGCATCAATCCAAGTTGTTCTAGCTTCGGTGCCAATATACCAAACACCTTCAGGTATTCTTTCACCTTTCCCTTCACCATAGTTATACACAACATATTGATCGTTATATTCAGAATTAGTAGAAGGATAATACCAAGTTACTTCAGTGAATTGATTATTTAATCCTGCATAAACTTGCTGACCTTTTGTAGTGTCTGCTTGGTCATAAACATAATCTTCAACAGAACAAGCTAAAGATTTAACAGTACCATCATACATAAAGAAACCATTGTTAGACATCCAAAATGCAACACCATCTATTTCAACAGCTGCATTTTTACCAATCAATCCACAGTTTGTACCTACTTGTTCAAAACCAAATGTAAAAGGTGCACCGATAAATTTCATCGTATACAACGCATTATCGGTCCAAATTAAAATAACTTCTTTACCTTTTAATGAACCAATAATTTTAGTTCCATCTTGTAATCTTTGTGTACCTGCTGTGTTTACAGCAGTTGGAATATATAAGTTAATATTTTCTTGATCTGAAAATCTTATAAACATATCATCTTGAGTAGACGTATCACCAATAGTTGTTTCAGTTCCTAAATGTATTAAGTGTCTAGTTGTAGGGGAAACAAGTGTAACTCTACTTGCAGTTGGATTATTAGTTGTTTCAAATGCAAATGTCGTTGTAGATGCTCTAGTTACCAGTCTTGCAGCGTCTCCTGCATTCCATGTAAATGTTTTTCCATTTGCAATTGTTGCAACAAGAACTTGTCCAAAATTACTTAATGACCAAAGACCTGGTTCAAGTGATATATCATTTGCAGATGAAGCATCACCCCATCCTCCTGTTCCCCAAGTATCTGTACCCCAACCATAACCATAAGATTGAGCAGCAGGTCCTACTTGTTCATAAGGTTTTACATCGATACTTCCACCAGTGCTTACTGTTGCTGTTGCATTAGTTGATTGTGTAATTGTAAATACAGTTGCTGAAGTGACACTAGTTACTTGAAATAATTTATTTTCAAAATCAGAATCTGCATATCCAGTTCCTCCTGGTAAAGTCACATTATCTAATAATACAATATCCCCTGTAGATAAATTGTGATTAGACCCTGTTGTAATATCACAAATTGGAGATGTGTCTGTTGTCGCAATTGTTGAAGAAGTTAAATTAGTTTTTAAAGGTGTAATATCATACAACTGACCTTCAAAATAAATAAGTAAAAATTTATCTGTTCCTATTGCAACATATCTATTTCCATCTAAATCAACAAATGCAAATTGTTTTCTTGCAACTCCAACAATTGTATCTGTAATAAGTGATGCCCAACCACCAACTTTTTCTGGTAATCCATATCTAAATCTTACATTATCAGAATCAACCCAACGCTGTTCTGCGCCAGCAGATGTATTTTGCTTATCTATTCCCGGTAAGAATTTAAAATCAATTAGAGCCATTTGTTAGCTCCTATATATTATCTTTATATGCCCAGCCTCTTGTTGCATTGACATAGACTAATGTAAATGCTGCTGTATTTACAGATATGGTTAAATTAGCTGCTACACCTAAAATATTAGAACCGTTTCTACCAATTGTTAAATTGTTAGATGCAAAATTATTACCACTATCAATAAAATGGACTTCATCACCTACAGATGGAGATGCTGGTAAATTAATTGTAACGGGTGCACCAATACCACTTCCTGAAGTATCAACTAAAACTTGATCACCATTAACTGCTGTGTATGTTGCTCCAGGAGTTATATAACCTTTATGTCTAATACCTAAATTAATATTAGTTCCATCAGAATATAATAAATTTGTAGAAGCTACAGGTATTGCAACACCTGTTCCAGAAACTGTTTTAACGGTTAAACTAAATAAAGATGCAGATCTATCTGTTGCATCTTCAACTATAAAAACTCTTTCAGCAGAGTCTGGCATCGTCACCGTTCTATTCGCTGTTAAAGTTCCTGTAAGTTTAAAGTATAAATTTTTACCATTGGATACAGCACCATTAGATAAGGCTAATGCTACATCTGCTGAGCCAACATCTATTGCAATGTATCCTGATACTGCTTGTTCTAATTGTTGTAAGTTGGTGTTAGTAACAGTACCCCAAGTACCAGACTTTTCACCTGTAGTCATTAACTCTAATTTTAAATCACTCGAATACGTACTAGCCATTTTTCTCCTATGGGTTATCTGGATCTATTGGAATCCAAATACCAGTTGCACCTGGAACCATTTGATTCCAGACACCAGTTGCTCCTGGAATTATTGGAGTCCATGATACCATACTTGCTGTGCCTGTTGCAAGGTTTATTTGATTGCCTGTAATAAGTACCGTTTGATCTATAGTTATAACTACATTACCTGTTGCTAAATTAACTTGTTCACCTGTAGGTAAAACAATTACTGATTCTCTTACACTTGCATTACCAATAGCAAGGTTTATTCTTTGACCGCTAACAGTTACAAGTATATTTACTCCACCTGGATCAGCAAATGGTGATTCTGCAAATGAAACACTTCCAAAAAACATTATAAACCTCTACTTGTTTGATAAATTAAATCAATATAGGCTACAAATTTTTCCATAGGACTAAAAATTTTTTAAGTTCTATTACGCCTGTGATTCTGTCCATGAAATACGTCCTGTGACGTTGAATGGGTTAGTGTCAGATACTGTTGATGGATCTTCATTTAGTTTGGCAACGACAGTTAGAACATCAGGCCCATCCGGGAATACATTGTTACCTCCCAAGATAGAATTACCTAGTGTAGTAATTTCACCTAGCTCTTGTGTTGTAACAACCGCTGAACGATTGGTTGTACCAGTACCACCTTGTGCTCTAAAATTAAAGATATCAATTCCGCCAGAAATTTCATCCTGGTTATTGTGATAAATCAATTGACTTAACGATGGGTTTTCAACTCTAGACCAATTTGTGTTGGTGATCAATCCATTCAGACGCAGTGTAATAGTACAGTTGTGCGTTGACAAAATACCAACAGATTTTAAAATCAACTGCATTCGGTTTACAATTTCACGTTCACCTAAGAATCCTGGTGTGTTCGTATCGACAGACGGTGCTAATCTAATACTAATTAATGGTATGTCATAAACAACAGGCACACCTGTTGTAGCCGCTGTAACTATATAATTACTAGTTGTTTCAGTTTCACTAATTGGTGGCCTATTAATTAACATTAAAGATCTAAATTCTTCAGTGCTGCTTGCACTAGCACTACCGGCCCTGGTTTTTAAATTAACCTGGTATGGCTGGTTTGGCAAACCAAAAAATGTAGAAGGTACTCTGGTTCTTGTGAAGGCATCAACACTTGCGCCAGTAATTGGCACGTTGTTTGGCACAGAGTTATACAAGAAACTTGGTGTTTTAATTTGCAATGCTCGGCCAAAATTACGCCAACTATTACTATAGAAGTAATAATAATCACCTTGCTCTTCAGCGTTTGCTGCCACGGTTATCGTTGCCTCACCAGTTACCTGGATATCTTGTGAACTAGCTGTAAACTGATATGCGCTATCAGGATCAAAACCACCATCCATAATAACAGAAGTCCCCCAATGGGCTAGCGCTGGTACATAACTTGGTGTTCCAACATTTTCAATTTCATACCTAGCTGGCACGTTTCCAGATCTCATATATGCTTCTCGGAATTTATTGTTATGAATAAACTCATGCACATAAATTACTTTGCCGTATTGATCTTTAAAACCAAATCTTACTTTACCGGCGCCGTACCAGGAATAATCCATGTAAGCCATTTGGATACGAGCCGGGTCTAGATAAAAACCAGATGGGCCAGTGCCATCGCACTTGTCTATATTCCAATCACTTTGAATTACTTTGGTGCTGATTACTTTAGTAATAATCACACCAGTGTTTGTTGATCCTCGGTATGTTGGCAAAATGCTAATGTTCGAATCGTTAGTAATTTTTGTAACAGTGTACGTTTGGCCTTTAATAACAATGTTATCATTCAAACTTAATTGTTTGGAAAACTTTGTATCAACACCAGTAACAGTGCCTGATCTAAACTCTACTGAGGCTTCACCTGAAATTTGTGTTGTTGAGTTTCTACGACAGACAGCCATGTTGGCACCGTCATACTCAAAATATAAACCATTTTGATCATCAAACAGACCGCACCTTAACGCACTGCCAGACCATGACTGCACATAAAATTCTGGAATACCATTTGGACCAGCGGCTGCTGAACCCGGCGTACCAGGCAGCGTCACTGTAAATTGGTATTCATCTATAATTGATGTAACTGGTAAAACGCCATTCCAATAATTTGTGCCAACTGGCTCAATTGCTCCTGACATTACAATATTAAGGCCAACAGCTAGTCTATGTGGGTATCGCGTCTTAATAGTGCCCACTGTACCAGTAGCAGTAAATGTATCTGTTTGGGTTGATGGGCTAAAGTTAATGGCAAATGATACCTGAATACCTTTACCTGATTGATATCTAAAATAACGTCTAGTCTGCCTGATCATTCTACTATCAGGATTTTTACTTGGAATTAACTCAACGCCGCCATCGTATGGACGATGTATAGCAAAGCCATCAGCACGCATTAGTAATGATGTACCGATAGTAAAGTTGGCATCTGTGATTGTAGCTGTTGCCGGTGTGGTTAATTGTAATGATCCGATGCCAGTAACTGCACTGACTGAGTTTGAATAGGTAGCTCCTAAATCAGCTAATACATATGGACTTACTGTATCGCCGGCATCTGTGATGCTGACAATGTTTAAGTTAGATGACGCATCGGCTTCGCTATTGTGCAGCGTAAATGTTGTCGCGGTAATAGTCCGAATATAATAGAACCGGCCATTAGTTGTTCCGGCTGGGGCTGTTGCCGCATCCATAACAACCATTGTTCCAGTTGACATTCCGTGCGCCGGGCTAGTTGTTAAAATTGATGTGTTTGTGTCGATTGATGTAACAGTCTTAACTTCCCTAGTTGGATCTGCATAAAACGAAATAGTGTCTCCAGTATTAAAGAACGATGTAAAGTTAGTATTGGTTCCACTCACTGCTGTTGAGTCAGCATCAACACTAACAGTGCCACCACCAATCACTTCGCCGGTCAAACTTGTAGTTGTCAAGTTTTGAATACCTGTTCCTGGAGAGGTTATTGTTTTATATGTTTCAGCGTTTGCATCAGCCAAACTATCTGCCAACCTAATCCAATTACGACTTACTCTTATTATATAGTAAGTAGTATTTGTAGTTAAACCACCAACTGCTGTTGTTGTGGCAGCAGGTGTGTTTGCTTGACCACCCATACCTGAGTGAACAGAACAATAATAATAAAGTGTTGGAGCAGAAGCTTCAACAATAATTTGAGTATAAGCACCTGCTGAACCTGGTGTACCTACAGTTGTAACTCCTGTAGTATATTCACTTCCACCACCATGTGTTCCATCTGATGTTGTAGATAATCTTAATGGATGTGTAGCATTAGTGGAATCAGATTGATCAAAGATATAAGTATTCCCTTCTGTTAATTCTAAAGTATCTTGTTGAACTCCATCTATAAAATATTTATTAGAACCACTTACATCTTGAACAGTAACTGCAAATGTTATAGGTGTGCCAGTGTCACCATTACTGTAAACTACATCTTGCCCTGTCACAAAATAATGATCAGGTATTTTTATAGCATCTTGTTCAACCCATACTGCAGAATCAGGATTAAAACTAACTTTTCTTTTTGGCACTTCTGATGTTGCTGGTAATTCAAACGATGTATCTGTAGTAATGTTATTAATTGAATAAACACCATCAGTTGCACCAATAGATGTGGCGTTAAATATTTGAGTGCCAACACCTTTGGTTTCTAAATCCACTGCTGTGGTTTTTTGAAATGTTGCTGTTCCAGAATATGGATAAGCAAAATAAATCCTGGTAAATACTTCGTTTAAAACACAACCATCATAATTCAAATGCAAGCTGAATGCGTTGGCATTAACTCTGTAGACATAATAAAACGCACCAGATTTTAAAGGCGCAACTGGTGATGAGCTAACATATTTAACCCGGTCACCAGTAACAAAACCATGCCCTATATAATTGATTTGATAGAAAGCTGCATAATTAGTAGTGTTCTGTTCAACCTCAATTGCATCGCCTGTTACACCATCAAACGTTGTCGTTAATTGGAACTTATCTGCTGTTGCTCCTGACACATAATATGTTGTTCCATTGATCAATGGCAAAATAGGTGTGCCACTATTAGAATTATAGAACACACTGTCTTGGTCATTTAATCCATGACCGGTTGCGTTAATATAATCACCAGTTGCAACAATGGTCTGGCCAATAGGGTAAGTGTAAGTAGTCGCAGCACCATTACCATAGTTAGTAAAGTTCACTGGATCTTGGCTTGCATAATACTGAAATGACAATCTGTTGTCGTTAACTTTCGTAACCTTGTAATAGCTACCATTAATCATACCGCCAATTGCAGTTGAAGTCATGTAATAAATAATTACATCGCCGGTTTCGTAACCATGATTAGGATGCCAAACTGAATTAGCATCCGGAGCACGTTGAACTTTAATCATAATACCAGCATTAACAGCACCAGCATTTAAATCTCTTTTTGAGCCACCTAATTGATTTGAGAAAGTAAGAGTCAAACCATCTGTTGATACGTCTTTAGGATAGACCACCTGACCGCCACCAACTTCATATGACATTAACAGTGTTGAAGTGTTAAACACAGTAAAGTTAGAAAACGTTGTATAGCAAGCCATCAACAATTGATCTTCTCCGGCAGTTACGCCCGGGTTATCAATAAATGTTATGCTATCTGATCCAGCATCTGATGTGCCTGTCGCACGATACCCTTTAACAAAACATGATCTAAGTATGCCAGCTGAAGTACCAGCGGTTGTTAAGTTTACTTTAGTTGTGCCACCTTCAGTAAGTGTGAGATATATAGTGTTTGCATCAACGACCCGAACATAATACCAACGGGTATCAGTCAATCCACCCATAACGCCATTACCATATCCCGTAAAATAAACATATGGCTTATTATCAACAAAACCATGTGGGTCAACAAAGGCAATAGTGTCGTTAGTTATGTCTACTGAAATGGTATTACCAAGAGCCGTGCCTTGAACAAAGAATAAAGCGTCTTCGGGCAACCAATTTACTGGCTGCACGCTGCCTAGTGCCCAGCCGCCTGTTTCACCAGTGGGAACAGTTTTTAATACTGGGGTTGATTCGTAGAAACCATGAATAGTTGTACCAACGCCACCATAAGTAGTCAGGTTGGCTTCGTTAGTATTGGCTGGGTTACGACCAATTCCTTGCAATCTAAATCTATTAGGAAACTCAGAACCAGACGCAACAAGCTCGTAATGGCCATTGGTAGTTATGCCGGTAGGTGTTGATGTACTGTCAAACCAAATTTTATCACCAGCAACCCATTCACCTTTAGGGAGATAAAAACTATTTCGATCACCCTCTGCCTGAGGGATCATTGGTACAAATATACCACTTACAGTTGCGCTGGTTGCGTCCTTAACTGCACCGCCTTCTGTGTCAGAAAACGTTGCTGTATCTGTAGAACCACCAATAGCGTTTAGATAATAAGATCGGCTAACAGCATCAGTTTCAAAATAATTAACTAGGCTTGCATTAGCGACAACGGTGAACCCAGCCAATGTAGTGTACATTGCAAGGTACGGCGTGTCTGATGGGTACACTGTATAATCTTGATCAAAGGTAAATATGTCACTTGTTGTGTTAACTGACGATGCTTTCATTCCGTAAGCAAAACATGAACGCATCATACCACCATTAGCACCTTGGCTAGTTAAATTAACTTTGGAAATAGCTGTTGGGCCACCAGTGGTAAGGTATATTTTTTTGCTATCTGCAGTGGTTCGTACCCAGTAAAGCCTTTCTGTAATACCGCCGGGGTTAGTATTTCCAAGGCCATTAATCCACATAACAGCTTCGCCATCATTAAATACATGATCAACATCAAACTCTACTTCGTTAGTAGTAGTATTAAAATTAACTGTCGAGTCAGCTTGTCCACCAGTAATGATAAACATTCCACGTTTTGGCGTCCAATTAAATGGCTGCGGATTACCAATAGCCCACTTTGATTGATCATAGATGCCAGTGTCTGTTATAGCTGTAACAGTTTCTTGTTTTGTCCTGGTGTTTGATGTCTCTGCGTTAGCAGAATTAAATGAAATATTTTTGCTGCCTAGACTGTTGCTTAAAAAGAAACTAGTGCCAGTACTAAAATTAGTTGGGTGTTCTGTTGTTACTGTAAAAGTAGATGGGTTAGCACCATCTGTTGTAATAGAATTTAAACCAGATAATTGGAATTCTGTTCCCTGATAAACAGAACCAATAAAGATTTGTGTGTAGGTATCTAAAATAGATCCTGTTCCTGATTGAACTGATTTTGCTTTATATTGAAACGTTGTTGCTGTTGGAATTGCAGTAACAATAAATGCACCATCAGCAGATATGCTATCTGTGCCCTGGACAATAATTGGATTACCAATAGATAAGTTATGGCTTTCTACTGTAGTAACTGAAATTATTTCACTAGCATTTTGTTTAGATACTGATGACAAGTTTAAACTTTCATCACCATTACGGCTGTAGAAAGTTGGAATATTTTTTACTAACTCTAAGGTTTCCCATTTTGTAGACTGTAAGCCATATTCAAAGTCAGTATCAATTAAGTTTTCTGGGTTTGACACACGGATTTTTGATACTGGGTCAACATATGTTTCAGCTGGTGAGATAGCAGTGCTATCCATTTCAACAAATATCTGCAATTTATCTGTGTCAGACATAGATGTAGTGTCATATGACAAAACCAGCGTTGTTGTTTCTGCTTCAGTATCTATAGAATAACTAGTAAGGCCAAACTGAGTTTGGTTAAAAAGATAAATAATAACATTGTCTTCTATGTTGTTTATCATCAACAAACGTTCTTGCCCGAAGATACCATCTAAGACAATCGTTCTTGCTGATGCATCAAAAGTGTATTTGTGTAAAAGTTTTTTAGCCATTGTTTAACTTCCTAAAGATATTGCCATTGCAATAGCAAATTGATCGGTTGCTACTCCTTCTATTATATTTGATTCATTTTTATAAACTGCTTTACTAGCAGGTAAAGTACAAAATACTTCTTTTATACCTGCTGAAAAATCTACTAAAGCATCACCATTAGAAGAAGATAAAATTGTATCTCTAGATAAAGCTCCAGCACTTACTGTGCCAAGACCTACTTCAAACTGAGATCCACCTTGCAACACAATTGCATAATACGTTGTGTTCGTATTTCCAATTGCAGATGAAAAAGTTTCAAAGCCTACTGCAGCTCCATTTAATGTAAAAGATCCCGTTCCCGTTGTGGTACTAGTTTCTTTTACTCTATCATTTATTACTAAAGCCATTTAATTACTCCAAAATTTCATTATGGTGCGTCTCCAAGTCTAATAATTGCATTAGAAGCATTAGCAGCAGGAAACTGAATAACGAAATCTCCGTTATTAGCAGTTTTTGTTCCACCGAAATCTAAAACTAATACAGCATTATCAGAACCACCGTTCTTGTAAATCAAAGCCCCTGTTGCACTTAAAGTCACATTTGCAAAAGTTATATTATCAAAGTCAACATATGCAATGTTACTTGATATTGCTACACCGTTATTAGTTAAAGTACTTCCACCCGCTGTGTAGTTTGTACCAGATGAAGAAACTTCATTAGTAGTTGTATAAGCAGTAGTAGCTGTACTAAAACCAGCTTGTGTTGTATATAAAGCAAGTTTAAAAGCAGTTCCACTATTTCCTAAGGTGTCAAAATTAAATACTCCTTTTAATAAGTCTGTTTTAAAAGAGTCAGGTACTATATTAGCCATTTATTTATCTCCTTAAATTATGATGGTGATTCAGATTTAAGTGGTGTACGAAGGGCACCATCTTGCCATTCGTCCCGGCGTCTACGACCTTGTTGTTCGATCGCGTACGATTGTAAAGCTCTGTTAAAAGATCCTTCATAGTATTGTAACATATCTGCAGGACCTTTCAAGTATCCATATGCTTCTACCAGACTTCCATATAAAAGTAAATCTTGATATTTATTAGAAACATAAGTACCTGCTGTATTTCCAGGGGAGTCTGTTATAGAAGCTGGTTGTTTTGTATATGCTAGTGTTATTAAATAAGTACTATCAGGAGTAGGTGCTACAACCCAATAATTAGCGTCCCAATTACCATAATATTTTGGTAATCCAGACTGAGTTCCCGGTGTATTGTAATATTCTGTCATAAAAGAAGTATCTCTTTTATCTAAAAAAACTTGATTTCCAGATGCGTCAGTTAGTTGTACATATCTAATAAACCTTAAATCAGATGGAATAGTTACATATCTATTTCCAGCTTGTAAATTTGATGTAGCATAAAATCTGTTATCATCAGAGTCTACGTTTCTATAAATTCTATTTTCAGCGTTTTTGATTATAGTTGTTAAAATAGTATTTGATAATACAGAATCATCTACTTCTGTGTAGTTTCTAATATCATCTTGTAAGTTTGCTAAAGTGTATGCCATATTATGGTGTTAATGTTACAGGTCCTGCTGTAACAAAACTTCCTCCAAATCTTCCCGATACAGTTGGTGTACTTCCTAAATCAAAAATATAGTTATCTGTACCTGTTACTGTTATACTAAATCCTGAAGAATTTTCAAACACTGAATAAGCTAATCCTCCCGGACTTCCATCTACATTTCTAAATACAACAGTATCTGCTGTTGTTCTTCCATGACTTGGTTCATAAACATTTATAGTTGAACTTCCAGATGTAATAATAAAAGGATTAGATTGTAATAATGGATCTGTTTGTGGCTCAGTTCTTGCCGGTCTTGCATTTTGTAAACCTTGTGGATCTGCAGTGTGTGGTTTTGGTTCTAATTGTGGATGTTTTGGTTCAAATTCTGAAATATGTACTCTTGATCCATTCCATTCTCTAACCATTTCTTTGTAAGGAAATTCCATACCAGAACGATCCGAAATAAATTTTGCATGTTTACCAGAAGCAGTATTAGACACTTGGATAATACACCTTCGGACTTATATACGAGCTGCTAGAAGAGCCGTCTTCTTGTAGCGCTCTTTGAAGTTCATCTTCATAAAGTAATTTTAAAACTTGAATTCTATCTGGTGCATTTTTAACTGCTAAATAATATGCAAGTCCAGCTACCATACAAGGTACAAATCTGTAAGGTACATCTGCATCATTACTATAATCACCTGCATCTTGTATTCTATTTACGTAATAATAATTAATTGTATTACCTGCTTCAGTAGAACCTGGTGTTAAATATAATGTGACAGTAACTTTATCTATAAATCTTTGTACAAAATATTGTGTTGGAGTTCCTTCGTCAGTTTTATTTGACAAAGCTTGATACTCTGATCTTGAAATTTTAGTCAAAGGAAAATCTACAGAAGATGAATTTCTATAACTAGCTTCTAAAATATCGTCAACACCATACACAGCTGTTGCATCTGAAGTACCATCAGCCGTTGATCTGTACATTGTGTAAGTTGCTTGACCATCAACTAATGTAATTGAATTATTTGCAACTTCCCAATAATGCAGACCTCTATTAGCCCACTCTTGAAAAAGAATATTTAAAGATCTTCTTGCAGTTTTTAATTGATGTCCAGAAACGCCTACTATACCAATTCTTTCGTAAGCTTCTTCTACTATATCGGATATAGAAAAACCTTTTTCGAACGTTGCTGTTCCAGAAGTAGTATTAGCCATTTAGCCTCCTACTTGTCTATTAATAATGTTGCACCTGCAATATTAGTAATTGTCGAAACTGTCATTCCGCCTTCAAATAAAACTCCATCTTCTGGAATATTAAAAGCGAATACATCACCATTAGGACAGTCACCCTGAAATTGTGTTACTGAGTTACCATCTTGTAAAATTATAGTTCCAG